TTTCAAGATGATAAAGGTTTTAAAGACTGGAATTAACGTCAAGAAAGTAGTTGATCAACTGAAGAAGTATCCAGGGGACTGGGACCACCAGAAGAATCTGGAAGGGTCTCAGTCTCTTGTTGATAGAGGATTTGCGGACTTGCCAGTTAGCGCACTTCAACTTATAATAGGTGGTGTCAAACACAAAGACGACTTTGTGGGCGACTCTGAGATCAACATCAAAACCCCTGCCTACGCACATCATAGTGAGATCAGAAAGATTATCCGCAAGCATTTTAAGAACGCAGAGATTCATCGGTGCGGTTTTCTTTCACTCCCTATAGATGAGATTGTAGGAGCACATATTGATGAAGGGACTTACTACCTGAGCAGAAACAGGTATCATCTCTCTATACTTGGGAGGTATCAATATTTCTGTGGCAAAGAAACTGTCATCGTTGAACCAGGAACTCTTCTTTGGTTCAACAATAAACTTCCTCACGGCACGGTGAATGTCGGTGATGAAACAAGGATAACATTCGTTTTTGATATACCACATGGACAAAGTTGAAATCCTTATTCTTCGTAACTTACTCTTTAATGAAGAGTATCTTCGTAAGGTAGTTCCTTTTATTAAGTCAGACTACTTTGAAGATCCTCATCAGAAGATTGTGTTTGAGGAAGTTCTTAATTTCGTACAGGAGTATAATGAACCTGCGACGAAAGAAGTTCTTTGTATTGAAGCAGAGAAGAGGCAAGATATTAATGATACATCCTTCAAGGAAGTAACTAAGTTGATTAGTTATCTTGAGGATGTTCCTACTGATTTTGATTGGTTGCTAGATACTACTGAGAAGTGGTGTCGTGATCGTGCCATCTATCTGGCACTTATGGAGTCTATCGCTCTTGCTGATGGTAAGGACGAGAAGAAAGATCGCGATGCCATTCCAAGCATTCTGTCAGATGCTCTGGCAGTTTCATTTGACACCCATGTGGGTCATGATTACTTACTCGATTATGAGGCGAGATATGAATCTTACCACCGCAAAGAAGACAAGATCGGATTCGACCTTGAGTATTTCAATAAGATTACAAAAGGCGGTCTACCGAATAAAACTCTTAACATTGCTTTGGCTGGCACTGGTGTCGGCAAATCTTTGTTTATGTGCCATGTCGCATCTTCCGCCCTCCTTGATGGAAAGAACGTATTATACATCACGCTTGAAATGGCTGAAGAAAAAATTGCGGAGCGAATTGATGCTAATCTCCTCAATGTCAATATTCAGGAAATAACAGACCTACCCAAGGTGATGTTTGAGAATAAGGTGACAAACCTCGCACAGAAAACGCAGGGCACTCTTATAATTAAAGAATATCCTACGGCATCGGCACATGCTGGACACTTTAGGGCACTTCTTAATGAACTCGCACTTAAGAAGTCATTTAGACCTGATATTATTTTCATTGATTACCTTAATATATGTGCTTCCTCTAGGTATCGCGGAAACAGCACTGTCAATTCATATTCATATATCAAAGCAATTGCTGAAGAACTTAGAGGACTCGCTGTCGAAGCGAACGTACCTATCGTATCTGCCACCCAGACTACCCGTTCTGGTTATGGTAGCAGCGACGTTGAGCTTACTGATACCTCTGAGTCCTTTGGTCTCCCTGCTACTGCTGATCTTATGTTTGCCCTTATTTCGACTGAAGATCTCGAAACCCTGGGACAGATACTTGTGAAGCAGTTGAAGAATCGCTATAACGATCCGACTATTCATAAACGTTTTGTTGTTGGTATTGATCGTGCCAAGATGCGTCTGTATGATTGCGAACAGACAGCACAGGAAGACATTCTTGACAATGGTAAAGAAGAGGAGTATAGTTATGAAGAACAAAAACCCAAAAAGTCCTTTGATGGATTCAAATTCTGAGTTGAGCACAAAACCTCAATCTCAACTTATGAGGCAAGATGCACCTCATTACTATGAGGTAAAGATCCCAAACCATCCTAATGGTGTACCACAGATGCATTGTGGTAATATCAAAGATGCTGAGAGACTTCTGGAAATTTATCCAGACGCAACTATGTCTAAGATCTATCTTCCTCATCCACCGCAAACTGTTGATGTTCCTTACATCTCAGTGGCACCTGACTTAGAGTTGCCGATGCAGCAAATCCTTCCTGAATCTCAAGCAGAACCTCTTGATCTAAAATGACTAGAGATTGTGTGATGGGAGTTCCATTCTATCGTTTTTACTATGATGAAAACAAGATAGATGAAGTTCTTTCTAACTTGAAGAAACTTCGATATAGGGACAATGATACCAACTGGATTTGGGAAGGTGTTCGTAAAGACGGTGCAGGTGGTAGTGACCTCCACACAGTTCCTTGTTTTGCGGACTTATTTGAATGGATGAATGAGTGTATGGTTGAGGTCAGCAAGGACCTAAACATTCCAAACAAGATGGTTGTAAATTCAAGTTGGTGTCATTTAAATGCTCCTGGAGAATTTATCTACGATCACATTCATCCAAATTGCTTCATCTCTAGCAACTATTATGCTTCGGGTAAAGAAGAAGATACGACAATTTTTGTCTCACCAAATCCATACTTTCATCAATCAAATATTAGACCT